AATAGAGATGCTTTGGCGCTGTCTCTAAATGCTTCGGCCTCTGAAAAGGGGAACTGACGTATTACTTCGTTAAGTTCATAAGAGTCGTTTACTAATGCCTTACGCTCATTCTTTAAATAGGTCTTAGCGCCTATAGATATAAGTTCACCGTACTCGGTATGCATAAGCGTATCTGGGTCTTCAACAACTGGTAATCCATATTTATCAAAGAATCCTTCAAGCGCATCATAACTAGGTATAAACACTGAGTATAATCCACTACGTGTTCGTCCGTTATCATTTCTTTCCATTGGATTGCTTCCATGGTATAAGTCCCTAAACTGCTTTCCTCCTCTGTCTAAAGGATTGACAGTGCTTCCAACTAATGCTTTACCGACTATTCTTCTACCGACAAGTAAACAAGTACGCTGTATCCTCCATGCTTCACGTATATCGTTTCCTTTCTCCCATTTACCTGCTTCATCAAGATAGAGTATATGTAGTTTCTCACCATCATAAGCATTGGTAGTAGTATTCTTCCAGTTAATAATAGTATTAAGTGCGTCTCCACTTGAGGATGTTTTGTTTTTCTTAGTGATCCTTTTAGATGGTTCACGAAAAGCAAGTTCCATACGTGGGTTGGTGGTACCGTCTTGAATAGGTTTAAAAAAGAATGGAAGTGATTTATATATAGGCACCACTTTCTTCATGAAGATATTTTCCTGGGCATCTGTTCCTGTCTTAGACATGATACCAAGCAACTTCTCTTTTACCTGTGTACCTTCGTTTACAAGTATAGATGCAGACATATTAGTGTATCCAGATCGACGACATTTAACGTATATCTGACCAACACATCTAGGATCTCTTATACAGGCTTCAAGATGTACGAATAGTTTCCTTTGAAAGTCGAGGAACGACGGGTAGCCAATGTCAATCTTACACCATTGCAAGAAAAAATAATGGTTCCCGGTGATATAGGTAGGTACCCCGTTGTTGTAAAACCATAATCCATCTTTACGTCTTTTAAATTCTTCACTAACATAGGGGGTATATTTCTTACGAAAAGTTTCCGGCATCTCCATCCACTCTTCCATTGATCTTATACGCTTTAAATCTTCAGGTAGTTCTTGGCGAACCCATCTTTGATCTTCTTTTTTCTTGTCGTGAAATAGAATTTTTCTTGAAGTAGGTTTTTTTGGGAACTGTATAGGCAAATCATAGTATATCTCAACATCTCCTTGTGTATTATCACGGCATATGTTGACAACGACCTCTTGTTCTACTTCTACTAAACCCGCCATCTTTGTTGTACATTAAATTAGTAGTCCCAGTAGATGCTGCTGGCTCTAATGAATACTTGATTACCTTGAGAATTGTTCTGCGAACCCTCCGGAATAATCTTGCTCTTCTTTAATTTCGCCACTTTCCTTAAGAGTCTTAATAAGTTTAAGAAGTCTTTCCCTTTCAATGATAAGTTCTTTAGCATCTACAGCGGTAATTTTAATTGCTTGAAGTTCTGCTTTTCTTTGAGAACCGCTAAGTTCTTGGTCTACAGGTTTTTGTATTTCATTGATCATATTATCAATAGCAATCTGCATTGCTTCAACAAGTCTCTGCGCTGTACTTATATTGTTATACTGTTTCGAGGACCTTGCCATAGATGTGCTTTAAGTAGACTCTGAATAATTTCTCACCATCCACATCCATTAAGTAGTCAGCATTCTTTCTGATTATTACTTTATCTCCAGGATATAGATTTAATTCCTCTAGACGATCAGAACCAAACCTTATATAACCATATTGGTTGTACTCTCTTTCTTTGTCTATCAGTTCAACAACACTACTCTGTAGTTCTTGTTCTTGTTCTGCGGGTACTAAAAACACCCATTCGCCTAGCAGTTTTATTTCACCAGTTTCCTTACTCTTATATGCATAAGCCTGGCAAGACAGTGGATCATACCCTCCTTCGTAATAAACTATATATACATCGTTGTTAGGATCAAGCCACTGACCTCTTTTAGAACTCTCTTCTAATTCATTAACACCGTCCTTAAGCACCAAGTGATTACCTCCAAGCACAACGTGATGATGAAAATACATAGTATCTCCTACGGATGCACCTGTGTCATACTTCTCTGGCACCCCTACAATTTCGCCTTCCATGGTTCTATGCTTGAACTCATCGAATCTTGTGTCTAAGAAAATTTCTTCTCCGTTGACGGTTACACTGTCCCGTGTTACACTAGGTACTTTTACCAGGAAATGTTTTAGAGGCCTCATTATAAAACTCGTAATACGTTATTTTCTGTATCCTCAAACTTTAATTTCGTAGTAGGAGCAGCGTCCCATAGATTTATTGCTAGAGCAGATCTTGTTCCTTTCGTGACCGCTGTTACCCGGTGCTCGTGGCTACCAGCATCAAAGATGATCATTCTATTATACTTCGCTTCGATGCGCTCAGGCTCCCTGTCAGGGCCATTGGAGAATATCTCTAGGTATCCACCTTCAATTTCCATTTGCAACGGATAAAACACTGTACCTATAATAGGAGAGGAAAGTTCTCCTTTTGATTTCCAAAGGTCTTCATCTTTGTCTAGGTGTAAGTTTAGGTCACATACAGATTTACCCTCACCATACTGACCAGTCCAATACTCAAACCCATCAAGAGACACAGACTCGTATATAGGATTTTCTTCCCATATATATGATATCAATCTTTTCTTTAATGTATCTGTTGGAGAATTCCACCATCCGTTCCACCAAAAGTAGGTGCCGTTTTCTGAGAAAAACTTTTCCTTGTTGAACTCAACTTCCATAAGGAGTTCGGTGTCTTTAATAAAATTGTCTATTACTATCATTCGAAGTCACAATCATGTTCAATTAATACTGGCATATCATCAACAGTCTTCCAAAGCATGACGCCTTGTTCCTTGTTGTAGATGTATACAAGATAGCGACGAATTCCATATTTAACAAAACATCTCTCGTCTAATATGATTGAGTCAATTACTGATTCACCTGCTGACTGACCTACATAGTAAGCCATTGCATCTTTCGGGTTCTGCCCGATGATGATCTTTCGAATAAGTTCCATTCCATTTAGTTTAACCAGTAGTTTATGGTTGATGAATCTGGATTATCGTCTTTGTCTTCAAAATAATCGTTATAAGATTCTACTACTGAATTTATCATTAATTCAAATTCTTCTTCTTCTACCATATGCATACCGCACATGAATTCGTACTTGTCGTTTGTGTCTAATACTTCGTCTCCTGGTATAAAAGATCCAAAGCAGTATATAGACGTGAAGTCCTCCTTGCCTCCGTAAGCGTCCATAAGGTCATCGATCTCAGAGAGTTTTAAACGGAGTTTTTTAAAGAAATCATTTCTATCACTGTCTGTCATTATAAGGTTGCGTTATCACCCATGTAATCAACCTCCAGAGATGTTTGGGTGGCATACACGTTAACACCAAGCCCATCGGCTTTACCCGTAAGTCTAACCATATAACCTGACACTCCATCCGAATAATAAAGAGCCTGGAGAGTAATTGTACTTATTTCACCTGCGTCTGCTGATGTTGTTATACTTCGAATGATTGTCCCTCCAACTTCTATATTAAAGTCAGCACCCGCTGTTAGAATCACTTGGATTGTTCCTGTTATTCTAAACCATCCTTCAATCTCGTTGATTAGAACAGCATCTCTTGGATCAGAAACTGTACCGAGAGTCAAGCCATTGAGTGGTGGACTAGCAGTGTTTACGAGTGTACCAAAATATACTGAACTCCCAGTTGCTGTAGTTGAAGTAGTCGCCGAACTGTCCTCGTATATCTCTGCGTACGAACCAATCGCGACAACCGCTGTAGTGCTCATTTGTATGGTTGCACTTTGACGAGCAAACATAATGCCTTGCGTTAACGTTCCAGCGGTTATAGAATTACCTACTGCCGTTGCTAAATCTGATTGCTCAATGTATTTATAAGCACTGGTGCTTTCGTCCCAGATCAGATACTTATCATTAGTCGCTGGCTGAGTGATTTGACTTAGTAGCGCTGGGTCTTTTAATTCAATAGTGCTACCCGTTGCAGACAGTGGGGTGTTTGCTGTGATCGATGCAGTACCAATTGGACTGGTGCTGAGGTTACGAGTAACTACAACCCCGCTACTAGACAGCATAAGAGCAGAAGTAACTGAAGTTGATGTAGAAGGTGTCCCAGATATTTTAAGAGCACCTGTGGTCTCTACTGTATCAGTGGATATTTTTAATGCTGAGTTATTACCTGCTCCATCTTGAACTACTTGTTCTGAAGAGCCTACATTGCTGTTTGCTAGTTTAAGCAAAAGGTTAAATGTATCTTTTATTTTATTTCCGCTAAGTGATGCCATATGATTATGTTTGTATGAGCAAAGATACTGATATGCCAAAAAGTACCGTAGACCGAAAGAAATTATTTCGATCGTTCTCTAAGATAGACAAAAAGTTTATTAAAGAAAACTATCTGAACAATATTACATTTCTATACAGAGACGCGAAGCACAACTATAACCTCACTAGATTAGAGGTAGACTTCATCATGTTTATTTATGACCTGGAGTTTTGGACGATTAAGTATGTCGCAGAGGCAATGAATAGAAGTGAGACTCAAATGCGCAAAGACTTTATCTGGAACATAAAGAAAAAAGGGTACATATATAAGCACTTCGATAAACTCACTCCTAGTGATAAACTAGAAGATCACATATTTAGGGATGAGACTAAGTATAATTACGCTGTACGTTATGCTTTATCACAAAAAGGTAGGCTTGTAGTAGCCAGGCTTTATAGAAAGATGCGTGGAGAAGAAGATTTTAACTTTTAGCCTTGCGTGCAGCGTCCATTGCCGGATCACTTTTACCCTTAGCGTGTGTTACAATTCTAAATGGCGCCTCTGGTGAAGCACCTTTATGAGGTTTGTAATCTCCTTTCATTAAGAAGTGACGACCACCTTCTGTCATCCAGTGGTAACCCTTTGGTGCTGAGACCTTTACAGATTTATTGCTTTTCTTTAGTTTCATTATCTGTAGTTTTTACGCATTTCATCAATTGCCTTACGGTTTTGAGAAACAAATTGTGAATCTTCTTTACCTCGTTGTTTTTTTATTTCACCTTTTGATGTGTCATATACGTACTGACCTGTCTGACTGTTTAACTTTCTTCCGTATATCTTATACAAAGGGTCAACCATCTTTGGCTGAACAGGGTCTGGATTAAGAATGTTTTTAGTTTTTAGTTTGATCAATGCTTCAAATGGATTAGAACTGCGTTTTGTCTGCATGTTCTTGATACCCATGTTAGGAGAATACTTAGAATCATAACCCTGTTTAAATCCGGTCTTAATACGATTTGGATATGCGTCCCCTTCCTTTCCGGTTGCTGAACCTCTGTACGTTCTATCTGTACTATAATCATAGTACCCAGTGTCGGACTTACCTGTACGATCTCTGGAGAACTTACCAATTACTGCATCTTGAATCTCTCCAAGGTTACCGTCTGGATCACTAACCTCTCCATCCTTCCCATCAAAAAATTTAGAGTCCGAAGTATAAGTACCTGAAGTAGTAGTCGTGTCACCTGTCGCTAAACGGAATCTTTTCTTCATAGGTTTGATACTTATTTATTTGACGACCTACCTGCGGCGGCTTTTGCAGCCATCCCTGCTTTGCCATATTTTTTTACACCAATTGAATATGCTATAGCGTCAGCGGATTCTTTACTCTTGCCAGACTTTTGAATAGAAGAACTTAATTTATTGAACGCTCCACCAGTCTTGTAACTTTTAATACGTCCCTGTGGGAGTTTCTGTGCATCTACACCTCTAACCTTTAGTTTTTCTTTGACAGCATTCTTAGGCATCTTAACAAGTTCGCCAGATTCCTTATAATAAAGTTTGCCATCCTTGACCTCGTACATGTCAGGATTAAAAATCTCTTCAGCAACACCTTGATTAGTATACTTACTTAAACCTAGTT